GATCACCGCGCAGAGCGAGAGCGGCGGCCGTGACTTCAACGCGGACGGGACGCCGGTGACCAGCGCGGCCGGTGCCAAGGGCAGCATGCAGGTGCTCGACGGCACCAATCTGAACCCCGGGTTCGGCGTCAAGCCGGCGCAGGACGACAGCCCCGCAGAGCGAGCGCGCGTAGGCCGCGACTACCTGCAGGCGATGGTGCAGCGGTACGGGGACCCGGCGAAGGCCTGGGCCGCATACAACGCCGGGCCGGCCAAGGTTGACGCGGCGATCAAGGCCGCAGGCCCGGGCGGCGATTGGCTGGCCCAACTGCCAACCGAGACGGAGAACTACGTCACCCGCAACCTGGGGCAGCTGCAGTCGCCGCAGCCGGTGCAGCGACCGCAGGAGTCGGATTTCGTGAGCGCGGCGCTGGCGCGGCTGCCGACGGATGCGCCGCCGCAGCTCGTGAAGATGACGCGCGAGGCGGCCACGCAGCAGTTTGCCGTGGTCAACAAGACCTTCAACGAGCAACGCGACAACGCTGTGATGGACGCGCAGCGTGCGCTCATCGACGCGAATGGCGACATGACGCAGGTTCCGCCGACGGTGCTCGACAAGGTCAAGCAGATCGCGCCCGACAAGTACGACGACCTGGTCAAGTTTGCCAAGACGATCGGCCGCGGCGAGAACAACAGCGACCCGGCGACCTACCTGACGCTGGTCAGCCACCCCGACGCGCTGGCCGCGCTGTCGGATCCGGAGTTCCTGCAGCTGAAGACGCAGCTGAGCAATGGCGACTGGGACCGCTTCGCGAAGGAGCGCCAGCAGCTGCGCACCGGCCAGATCGACACCGGACCGCAGTCGATCAACACGGCCGCGGTGAACGCTTCGCTGAACAACCGGCTGCTGTCGATCGGCATCGAGCCCACCCCCGGGAAGAACGACCTGAAGGGCCAGCAGCAGGTGGGCGCTATCCAGAAGTTCATCCGCGACGCGATCTACGCCCAGCAGGCCCAGACCGGCCAGAAGATGACGCCGGAGCAGATCGACCACTTCGTCGATCAGCAGTTCGCGAAGTCGGTCACCTTCCGGAACACCTTCCTGGGCTTCGACACCACCAAGTCCTCGACGCCGCTGCTCGCGATGAAGATCGGCGACGTGCCGGCGGCCGACCGCGAGCAGATCACGCAGGCGCTGCAGGCCAACGGCCGCGCCGCGCCCACCGACCAGGACATCCTCAACACCTACTGGCGGAGGAAAGCCCGTGGCGGCTGACCAGAACCCATACCTGCAGGACGCTGCTGACTACGTGAACGGCGCGATGCCCGCGCAGGCGATGGCGATCCGCCAGAACCTGGTCGCGGCGGCGAACACCAACCCCGACACCGAGGCGCGCAACCAGCAGCTGGCGGCCAGCACCGCGACGCCCCTGGAGACGGTGCGCAACATGGCCGATACGATCCGCGCGCAGGCCGCGGGCCAGCAGGTCGACGCGCAGGGCATCGTGCAGAACTACCCGGCGACGGCCGCGCTGCTGCAGGACCCCGACAAGACGCGGCTGGTGCACGACGACATCCCGGCGACGACCGCCGTGGAGCAGGCGGCGCGCACCGCCGCGGGCCAGCGCGGCCTGCTCGAGGACGCGTGGGTCGGTCTGAAGAACACGGCCCTCAAGATCGGCGGCTACTACTCCAAGCTGCTGGCCAACTTCGCAGGCGAGGGCGGCACGCCCTACGAGCAGGGCGGCTACACCGACGTGGGCACGCAGCTGCAGCGCAGCGCCGCGCAGCCGCAGAACGCGCCGCAGCGCTGGACCGGCAACGTCACGTCCGGTTTGGCGTATGCCGCGTTCGGTGGCGGCGCGCCGCTGATGATGGCCGGCACCGAGCAGAGCGCGACCTACCAGCAGCTGCGCGACCAGGGCGTCGACGAGAACACCGCGTTGCACGTCAGTTCGGCGCTGGGGGCGATCCAGGGCGCCACCGCCGCGCTGCCGATGGGTGAGGTCGCCGGCACCGGCCTACGGCAGATCGCGGGCTCGGTGGCCAAGGCCGGTACGAAGGCCGCGGGCGTCGGCGCGCTGCAGTCGGTCGCCAGCGACACCGCGGCATACCAGATCCTGAAGTCGCAGGGCTACAACGCCCAGGCCGAGCAGTACCGGCCGAGCCTGGAGAAGGCCGGCAATGCCGCCGTGTTCATGGCCGCGTTGCACCTGGGGATGCAGACCGCCACCGGCCTGCCGGGGCTGCGCACGCAGGACGTGGGCGCGGCCGCGCAGGCGGAGCAGGGCGCCGCGTCGCTACAGCGCCTCGTGCAGACGGCCAACGCGAGCAAGCTGCGCGCGCGCAATCCGCAGGCCTTTCACGACCTCGTCGAGCAGGCCACGCAGGACGGCCCGGTCAGCGACGTGTGGATCGACGCGAAGAAGTTCGACGAGACGCTGGCGCAGTCCGGCGTCACACGCGCCGATGTCGAGCGCACGATGCCGGCCGTCGCCGACCAGCTCGACGACGCACTGGCCACCGGCGGCGACGTGCGCATCCCGCTGGCCGACTTCGCGACGCACATCGCGGGCAGCGGTTTGGAGGACCAACTGCTGTCCGAACTGCGCACCGCGCCGGACGCGATGACGTTGACCGAGGCGCGCGAGTTCCAGGGCAATGCCGAGCGGCTGATGCAGGAGCAGGCCGACAAGATCGCGCAGACCCACCAGCAGCTGAGCGACCTGGAAACGAGCGGCGAGAGTGTGCGCCAGGCAATCCGCGACCAGCTAGACGGGGCGAAGCGGTTCACGCCGCAGGTCAACGACGCCTACGCCACGATGATGGCGAACTTCTACCTGACGCAGGCTGGCCGCCACGGCCTGACGCCGGAGGAGATGTACCAGCGCTACCCGGTGCACATCGGCGCGGAGAACCCGGCGGGCGAGGCGCTGGCACAGGACGGCGAGCCGCACGCAAGCATCTCCGGCCAGGAGTTCGGCGCAGCCGACGCGCCGGTGGGCGACCTGCGCAAGGCGGCGAAGCAGTGGTACGACAGCACGCTGCGCGGCACGACCGTGACGAACGAGGCGAGCGGGCGCGACGTCGTCTTCAGCAACGGCAAGAAGGCGTTCAGCGCGAGCGCCAACCCGGAGAAGGTGCGGCTGTTCGCGGCGCTGCCCGACCTGATCCGCCGTGGCACGATCAAACGCAGCGAGGCGCCGATCGACCCGAGCGCCGAGAAGGCGGTCAAGGCCTACCACTGGCTGGAGGGAGACGTGCGGGTGGGCGACCGGGTGGTGCACGCCGGCGTCACCCTGCGCGAGGACGACAAGGGCACCCTGTACTACAACCACAACCCGGTGGAAATGGAAGGGCCTCCCGCGTCCGAGGCCCGGGCCGCACCTGCTCACAAAGCAGGGGGGTTGCCGTCGGAAGGGGAAGCCCTCGGGCAAAGTCTAGCACCGGACGGCCTGAACCTGCACGTTCTCGGCCAGGGTGCCGCGCAGCGCGGGTTCTTCGACCCGCTCACCAAGACGCTGGGGCTGCTGAAGAACGCCGACCTGTCGACGTTCATCCACGAGAGCGGGCACTTCTACCTCGACACGCTGGCGCACATGGCCGCGCAGGACGACGCGCCGGCGGAGATCAAGGCCGACATGGCGAAGGTGCTCGACTGGATGGGCGTCAAGGGCACGCCGGAGCAGAGCGCGCTGGACCGCTGGCACAGCATGAGCCTGGACGAGCAGCGCGAGGCGCACGAGAAGTTTGCCCGCGGTTTCGAGGCCTACGTGATGGAGGGCAAGGCGCCCAGCCTGGAACTGCGCGGCGTGTTCCAGCGCTTCCGCGCGTGGCTGCTGAACGTCTACAAGAGCCTGTCGGCGCTGAAGGTGGATCTGAGCGACGACGTGCGCGGCGTGATGGACCGGCTACTGGCGTCGAATGACGCCATCCGCAGCGCCGAGCAGGCGCGTGCGTTCGAGCCGATGTTCAAGACGCCGGAGGAGGCGCAGAAGTTTGGCGTCGACGCCGGCGACTACCACCGGCTCGCCGAGCAGGCGACGCAGACGGCGATCGAGCAGCTGCAGACCAAGGGTGTGCGCGATATGGCGTGGCTCGGCCGTGCGCGCGACAGGGCCTTGAAGGCGCTGAACAAGCAGGCAGCCGAGGCGCGCCGCGTGGTCGAGAACGAGGTCAAGGGCGAGGTCTACCAGCAGCCGGTCTACCAGGCGTGGCAGTGGCTGACCGGCAAGCTGCCCGCCGAGGGCGAGGAGGTGACCGCCGGCCGGCTGAACCTGACCGACCTCGAGCACCGGATGGGCGCCCCGGATGCGGTGACGGATGCGCAGGTCAGCCGGCTGCGCGAGCTCGGGATGGTGGCCAAGAAGACCAGCGAGGGCCTGCACCCGGATCTGGTGGCCGACATGTTCGGCTTCGGCTCGGGCCGCGAGCTGGTGCGCGCGCTGACCAGCGCCGAGCATCCGAAGCTCGTCATCGAGGGCATGACCGACCAGCGCATGCTGGAGCGCCACGGCGAGCTGTCGAGCCCCGACGCGATCGAGCGCGCCGCCGACGAGGCGGTGCACAACGAGGCGCGCGCGCGATTCATCGCGACCGAACTGGCGGCGATCGACAAGGCCAACACGGTGCGCGCCGACACCGGCCGCAAGACGGCGACCGGCCGTGCGATCACCGTCGACGCGCTCGCGCGCGCCGCGCGCCAGGTGGCCGAGGACACCATCGCGCGCACGAAGATCCGCGACGTGGTGCCGACGCGCTTCACCGCGGCCGAGACGCGCGCCGCGCGCGACGCCGAGCGCGCGCTGGCGAAGGGCGACACCGAGGGCGCTGCGATCGCCAAGCGCGCGCAGATGCTGAACAACCGACTGGCGAAGACCGCGATGGACGCCACCGACGAGGTGGCCGCCGGTCTGAAGTACCTGCGCCGCTTCGACAAGGCAGCCACGCGCGACGCCATCGGCGCCGACTACGCGGCGCAGGTCGACGCGCTGCTCGAGCGGTTCGACCTGCGCCAGGGCACGCCGCTGAACGCCGCCGAGCGCCGACAGAGCCTGCTGGAGTGGGTGCAGGCACAGCGCGACAAGGGGCTCGACCCGGCGGTGCCGGACAAGCTGCTGGACGAGGCGCAGCGCATGCCCTACCGCGAGATGTCGATGGAAGACTTCCGCGGGTTGCTCGACTCGGTCAAGAGCATCGAGCACCTGGGCCGGCTGAAGAACAAGCTGCTGGACCTGAAGGAGCAGCGCGACCTCGACGCGCTGGTCAACGAGGCGCTGACCACGCTCAAGGACCTGCCGCAGCGCGAGGCTGCCGAGCCGCGGAATCCCGGCGTCGGTGGCAAGGGCCTGGACAAGGTCAACGCCAAGTACCTGCAGGGCGCCAGCCTGCTGCGCTCGGCCGACGCCAGCCTGCTGAAGATGGAGCAGTTGTTCGACTGGCTCGACGCGCACAACCCGCATGGGGTGTTCAACCGCGTGGTGTTCCGGCGCATCGCCGAGGCGCAGGGCGTGGAGAGCGACCTGTTAAAGGACGTGACGGGCCGGCTGCGCGCGCTTCACGAGGCGCTGCCGAAGGATGCGCAGCGCGACCTGCTGGAGCGCTACACGGTGCCCGAGCTGGTCGACTCGAAGACCGGTAAGCCGTCCAGCCTGCTGAAGAAGGAAATTCTCGCGATCGCGCTGAACACCGGCAACGAGTCGAACTTCGGCAAGCTGCTGGAGGGCGAGGGCTGGTCGGAGCGCGGGGTCTGGACCGCGCTGAATCGGCACATGACCAAGGGTGACTGGGATTTCGTGCAGGGCGTCTGGGACACGCTCGACTCGTTGTGGCCGCGCATCGCTGCGATGGAGAAACGTCTGTCTGGTGTCGAGCCGCCGCGCGTCGAGGCGCGGCCTATCACCACGCCGCACGGCGAGTACCGCGGCGGCTACTACCCGGTGATCTACGACCCGCTGCGCGCGCACGACGTCGACATGCGAAACGAGCGCAGCGGCGCCGCGCTGTTCGAGAACACGTTCAGCCGGCCGGCAACGGCGCGCGGCCACACGAAAGCCCGCGTCGACTACGCGCGACCGCTGTACTTGAGCATGGACGTGCTGCCGCGGCACCTCAGCCAGGTGGTGCACGACCTAGCCTACCGCGAGGCGATAATCGACGCCGACAAGCTGCTGTCGGACAGCCGCATTCGCCAGGGCATTGAGGACACGCTGGGGCGCGAGTATTACAAGCAGGTCCGGCCCTGGCTGCAGGCGATCGCCAACGACAAGGTGTACGACGAGCGCGGCCTCGCGTTCTGGGACAAGGCAGCGCACTGGGCGCGCACAACGACCACGCTGGTCGGCCTCGGCTTCCGGGCGACGACGATGATGATCCACGGCGCGACAGCTGCCAGCAACAGCGTCGGCGAGATCGGCGGGCGCTGGTTCCTCAGTGGCGCGAAGGCTTTCATCGGATCGCCGGAGCGCATGCGCGACGCTCGCGACTTCGTGTTCGAGCGCTCGGCCGAAATGCGCAACCGCATGAACGAAGTCGACCGCGACGTGCGCGATGCACTGCGCGAGATGGACCTGCACGCGACCGACGGCGCCGAGGGCGCGGCCGCGCGCGTTGTGGACCCCGTGAAGCGCTTCGCCTACTACGGCATCAGCATGCTGGACATGGCCAGCGCGCTGCCGACTTGGCTCGGCGCGTACAACCGGGCGCTGCACGAGGGCCGCAGCGAGGACCAGGCGATCTACGAGGCCGACAAGGCGGTGCGCAACGCACACGGCGGGGGCGGCACGAAGGATCTCGCGGCGATCCAGCGCGGCCAGGAGTGGCAGAAGCTGTTCACGATGTTCTACAGCTTCTGGAACCACTTCTACAACCGGCAGCGCGACATCGCGCGCACCGCGGCCGGCATCCCCGAGCAGGTGCGCCAGGGCGACTACGCCGGCGCGCGGCGTGACTTCGCGATGGTGCTGGCGCGCAGCTGGTTCTACTTCATCATCCCGCAGCTGCTGCACGCGGCGCTGAAGCCTCCGGCGCCCGGCAGCCAGAACGAGGACCAGCACTGGTTGAGCTGGGCGGCCGAAGAGATCGCGATGGGGATGTTCAGCGGCATCCCCGTGGTGCGCGACGTGGCCAGCAGCATCGGCACCGGCCGCGACTACACGCCCACGCCAGCCGCCCAGGTCGTGACGACGATCGGCAAGACGGCCAAGGACGTCAAGAGCGCGGCTGCGGGTGACCCGGTCAGCGACAAGTGGCTCAAGCACGCGACGCAGACTGCGGGCTACGTGTTCGGCCTGCCACTCGGCCAGGCCAGCACCTCGGCCCAGTTCCTCTGGGACGTGCACAACGGCGCCGAAGCGCCTGACGGCGTCGCCGACTGGTGGCGCGGGCTGATCTACGGGCACGCGAAGCCCAAGAACTGACGGGGTACCCCTGCCAGATCACCACGGCCAGAGACTGGCCGTGGTGAATCTGGAGCGCGCATGACCGTCAACAGCACCGTGCGAACTGCTGGGCCGTACACGGGCAATGGCACGTCGTCGGTCTTCTCCTTCAATTTCAAGGTCTTCGCCGACACCGACCTGTTGGTCACGCGGACCGACACGACCACCAAGCAGCCGACGGTCCTGACGCTCAACAGTGACTACACCGTCCAACGCAACAGCGATCAGGACGGCCAGCCCGGCGGCTTCATTACGCTGTCGGTGCCCCTGACGTCTACGCAGATCCTCGAAGCCACGTCGAACGTCCCGCTGACGCAGGGGCTGTCGATCCCGAACCTCGGGCCGTTCTACGCGCAGGCGATCGAGGACGCGCTCGACAAGCTCACGATCATCCTGCAACAGCTGGGTGGTGTCGGCACCTCGCAGACGCTGCGCGTGCCGGAGACGGCCGGCATCCCGGCAATCCCTTCCGCCATCAGCCGCGCGCTGCAGGTGCTGTCGTTCGACGCCGACGGCAACCCAACGGTGTCGATCCCGGCCTCCGGCAGTGCGGCCGACGTGGTGATCAACCTGGGCACGCGCGGGGATCCTGCCAAGGGCCCCGGGATGGTGACCGTGGACCAGTCTTTGGCGTTCGCCGCGTACACGCTTGGCGCCAAGCTGGAGCAGATCCTTTGCCCGCTGGACTACCCCTGGGGCGCGAAGGGCGACAGCGTCACCGACGATACCGCGGCGCTGGCGGCGCTGCTCGCGGCGGTGCCGAACGGCGTGGTGATCGACGGTTGCAACAAGTCCTACGCGGTCTATGTCGGCGTCACCGGGGCATCGAGTGGCGACGCCCTCCCGCTCGCATCTGTCCTGCGTCTCTTCAACAAGACCGGCGTCACCTTCCGGAACATCCGCATCTTCGCGGCGAATCCCGCGGCTACCGGCACTCGGGTCAACTTCCCGGCCACGCTGGCAATCGACGGCTGCACAGGCGTCTCCCTGCAGAACGCGCAGATCGAAGCCAAGGGCGACGGCTACGGCAACGCCGACGCCTCCGGTGGCCTGGACAGCGAGGCGCGTCGCACCTTCCTCGCGCAGAACGGCGGCCACGCATGCGTGGTCATCCGCTCCAGCCGTTTCGTCACCGATGCTGCCTGCCGCTTCATCCGCGCAGGCTCGACGGGGGCGTTCTACTCGTCGTCGTCCGACGAGGTGTACGTCCACGGCAGCTATGCCTCGGCGATGAGCCTGGGCTACGCCGCCTTCGCGGTGGACTCGTGGTGTGGTGGGTCGTCGGTTTCCGGATTCACCCGCCACCGGCTGTACCTCAACGGGGCGCGCGTGGACGCCAACGGTGGCACTTACAGTTCCAAGTGCTGCGTCACCGGCGAAGACCTTGAAGCGTACGTCAACATCGACGGCGGCGTTTACAAGGATGCGTACGCCAACGGTTCGGCGCACCAGCTCGGCGCTGCGTTCTCGGCGAACAGCTGCCACGTCTACGTGAATGGGGCCAAGGTCGAAAACTGCGCGTCGATCGGCCTGACCACACACAGCACCGGCAACGAGGCAAAGCTGGAGTGCCTGGGCGTCAACGCGAAGGGACTGCGCACGTCGATGCACATCATCGACAGCGTGAGCTTCGGGACCGACAACGTCAAGTACGTTGGCTGCAACGCCGAGATCATCGGTGGCTCGACGTGGAGCGAGCCCGAGCTGAGCGTGCCGACGGTGGTCGCGAACATGAAGGTCACGAGTGTCGCGAACGTCGACATCGTCGGCTGCGAGACGACCGGCGCGCACACGCTCTCGATCAACACCAGTGCCTGCTATGGCGGTATTGAGGTGTCGGGCGGAAAGCACACCGTCACCGATCGCATCTTCGACTCGGCGGGTTGGGGTGGCGCGTCCGCGGGCACGTCGCGCGGCTACGTGACGAAGGCCACCAAGATCTTTGTCTTGCTGGCGAACACGGCGGTGGTCAGCACTGCCAAGAGCGTGGCGACGCAGGCCATGAATGCGATCGTCAACCGGGACGCCTCCTCGCGCTCCACGTTCCAGTACGTCGATTTCGGCCGTGATGTCGTCGTCGAGTCGAACCTCATGCGAGAGTTCATCTCAGTTAGCGACTTGAGCGGTGGCAGCCTCTTTGAACGACGTCTTCTCGCGCAGCGCCTGATCGCCTGTTACCAGGCGTCGAACACCGCCGGCGACAACTACGCCAGTGCTGTGCAGGTGGTCAACTACAACGGCATCACAGGCAGCAACTCGAGTGTCACGCTCACGCTGCTCGACAACAAGAAGCCGTCGGCAGGCTTCATCATCGACGACACCGGTGCGGCCCGAAAGTTCGTAGGCACGTTGAGCGGCCCGAACGTGAGCGGGACGCAGCTGCAGATCACGATGGCGATCACCGGCACGACGAACAACCTTACCGCCACCGGCACGTACGCGACGGCGTTCGCAGGATAAGCATGGACCCCTGGCAACTCGTCACGATCCTCCTAGGGCTCATCACGGCTGGTGTTGGCTGGTGGGTCCGCAACATCTGGGCGATGGTCACCAAGCAGCAGGAGATGATCATCGGCCTGCAGGTCGAGCTCGCCCGGTCCTATGTCCCTCGCGTCGAGCTGCAAGAGACGTTCACGCGCATCTTCGACGCGCTCGAGGACATCCGCAAAGAGGTGGCCAAGCGATGACCTTCGACGAAGCCTTCGATGAGCTGCTCGACGCGCGCCACGAGGGGCGCACGCTGTCGATCGATCCGAACGACCGCGGCAACTGGACCGGCGGCCAGGTGGACCTGGGCCGGCTAGTCGGCTCGAAGTTCGGCGTCAGCGCGGCCGCGCACCCGACCGAGGACATCGTCGGGCTGACCGAGGACCGTGCAAAGGCGATCTACCTGCGCGACTACTGGGGCCCGGCCGGCTGCGACGCGGTCCCGGACGCGATCCGCTTCGAGCTGTTCGACATGGCGGTCAACAGTGGGGTCGGCAATGCGGTCAAGACGCTGCAGCGCGCGGTCGGCGAGACGCCCGACGGCGTGCTCGGTCCGCTCACCCTTCAGGCGCTGCAGAGCATGCCGCCGCTGCGCCTGGCGGCGCGCTTCGCCGGTCAGCGGCTGAACTTCCTGGCCGACTGCGCCGGCTGGCAATCCGAGGGGCGGGGCTGGTCGAAGCGCATCGCCGCCAACCTGATGGAGGTCTGAGCATGGACTGGAAGGACATCGCCGGCAAGATCGCCGGCGCCGCGCCGATGCTGTCGGCCGTGCTGGCGGCCACCGGCGTAGGCGCGCCAGCCGCGGCCGCCGTGTCGGCTGCCGGCGCGTTGATCGCCAGCTCCCTGGGCGTGCCGAACTCCCCGGACGATGTCGCCCAAGCCCTGGTGACGAACCCGGATGCGGCCATCAAGATCAAGGAGATCGAGGTCGCGCACGGTGACCACCTGGCCGAGCTGGCCAACGTGCGCGCGCAGCAGGAACTGGCGGCCCAGACGACGCAGCTCGCGACCGTCAACACCACGATGCAGGTCGAGGACAACAGCCGGGTGTTCTCGTGGCGGGACTTCTGGGGGTTCGTGTCCGGCGGCGCGTTCGCCTTCGTCGTGGCTGTCGTCGGCTACATCGTCTTCATGGCGGTGCGCGCCAACCACCCGGAACAACTGGCAGCGATCCCCGCGATCGTCGGCTCGTTCTCGGTCTTGTTCGGGATCGCGGCGACCGTGCTCGGCGTGCAGTCAAGCATCGAGACCCACCACGCCGGCATGGCCGAGCGGATCGCGGCCATGCCGCCGAGCGGTTGACCCGGGGAAGAAACCGGGGAAGAATTCAGGCGAACAGGGGGTTGTAAACACCTCCATTACCTCTGAGACAACACTATTAACCACCCCTCGGCTCCCCGGGCGCTAGGGTTCGAGTCCCATCAGCCACCCCACCGATTTTCATAGGCGCCTGCGGGCGCCTTTGTCGTTCTCAGGGAAGAACCGGGGAAGAATCGCCCGCTGCCTTCTTTGACGCCGGCGCGCCGAGCGCGGCCTCCAGGCGCTGCATCTCCAGCGCGTTCTGATCCCCGTTCAGCCACTTCGAGTAGGTGCGCAGGAACACCTCGACGCTGTGGCCCAGCTGCTTCGCGCAGAAGGCCGGCGTCATGCCGGCCATGAGCATCATGGTCGCGTAGGTGTGGCGCATGTTGTACGGCCGCCGGTAGCGGATCCCCAGGCGCTTGAGCGTCGGCGTCCAGAACGACCGGCGGAAAGCGCGCTCGTCGACCCACGCGCTGCCGTAGCGAGGGTCCTGCCAGACCTCGGCGCCGGCGAGCAGCGTGTGTGCCTTCTGGCGCGCCAACGCGGCCTGCGCACGGCTGTTGAGGATCACGTCGCGCGCGGTGCTCGTCTTCGTGCCCTTGCGCTCGCCGCGCACCACAGCCTCGTCGATCAGCACGTGGCCGCTGCGCAGGTCCACCTTGGGCCACTGCAGGCCGAAGGCCTCGCCGGTGCGCGCCCCGCTGAAGAACCACCACTCGACGAGGTTGGCGACCTGGCCGGGGTGGTGCTTGTGCGTGTCGGCGATGATCGCCTCGGCCTCGTCGCGGCTGAACGGGTCGGGCGGGTCCTTCTGGTGCTTCGCGCGTGGCACCTTGTCGACCGGGTTGTCGGTCAGCATGCGGTCCTGCACCGCGAGCTCGAAGGCCTCGCGCAGCACGCTCACGTAGTTGTTGACCGTCTTGCCGCTGAGGTCCGGCCGGCTGGCCAGCGCGGTCAGGACGTGGCTGAGCCGGGCAACGCGCAGCGGCAGCGCGCCGAGCGCGCGGCCGTCCTCGGTGCACACGGCGGCTTTCCAGAAGCGGATCGCGCTCTCGTAGCCGGCGCGCGTGCTGGCCTCGATGCGCTGAGCACCGAGCCACACGTCCAGCTGGTCGGCGACGCTGCGCGCGCCGCCCTCGGTCTGGACAAACTCGGCCAGGCTGAAGGTGCCAGCGGCGATCTCGCGCCGGATGCGCTCGGCGACGCGCTCGGCGTGCGCCTGGTTCTTCTTGAGCGTCGGGTCCAGGACCTTGCCGTTCTCGGTGAGCGTCACCTTGTACGGCTTGCCCTCAAAGGTGAAGTGCAGCCTGATCGACTTCTCGCGCAGCTCTACGCCGCTTCCCCTGCGACCCATGCCATGGCCCCCTTGATGTCGATCCACAGATTGCCGTCCGGGTCGCGATGGTATTCCTTGCCCTCGCGCCACTTGCGCTCCTCGATCTTGCGCTGGATCGCCTTCTCGCTCAGGCCGGTGGCCGCCGCCGCGAGCGGGACGCGCACGCGCGGCGCCAGTGCGACCTGGATCACCGCCGGCGCGGCGCCGGCTTCGTATCGGGGCTTCACTTCTTGGTCTCCACTCTGGGCATGCCGAGCGCCTGGCGCGCGGCGTCGCGGATCTCGGGAGTCGCGGCGTACCCGAGGTCTTCAGGGGTGAGTAGCCGCAGGGCGAAGGCCCGCAGCTGGATGTTGCGATCGACGATGCGCTCGAGACTTCCGTGTGCATCGTCGCGCTGCTGCATCTCGGCCATCAGGCGGCCCTCGCTTTCATGGCTTCCTTCAGAAGATCCTGGACCTCGCGCTTCGACTCGTGGCGCGCGAGCACGATCTCGTCGACGGTGTCGGCCGCGACGATGTTGTGAATGAACACCGGCCGGTCCTTGCCGGCCTGAGCCTGGCGCACGGGGCCGACCCGCTCGATGAACTGCTGGCGCTGCTCCAGGTCCCACCAGTGGCCGAAGAACGCCACCTGGTTGCAGTGGTCCTGCAGCCCGTCGACGCCGTGGCCCATGCTGGCGGGGTGGCCCACCCACAGCCGCCCTTTGCCGCGCTGAGCGTCGCGCAGCCCTTCTGGCGTCGCGACGTTGATGGCGTGCGGGAACTCGCGCTTGATGCGCTCCAGGTCGGAGCGGAAGTGGTAGGCCACGAGCACCGGCGCGCCGTTGGCCTCCTCGACGATCGAGTCCAGGGCCTGCAGCTTGGCGTCGTGCACCTCGATGTAGGCGTCGTTGTTCTCGCCGACGTAGGCCGCGCCGTTCGCCAGCTGAAGGCACTTCATCGTCTTGGCGGCGGCGTTGAACGCCTCGACCTCGTGGCCCTCCAGATGCATGAACATCTCGCGTTCCATGTCGCGGTACTTGCCGCGGGCGTTCTTCGGCAGCTCGACGCGGATCGTGTTGACGACCGGCTCGCGCAGATCGAACCAGTCCTTCGGGTCGAGCGTCAGGCAGACGTCGCGCAGCAGGTGCTGGATTTCGTCCTGCGCGTGCGGCAGCGGCTCGACGCTGAAGCCGTCATGCCCTGGCCGGAACCAGCGCTGCACGAAGCCGCCATGCGTGCGGCCGAGCCGCTGGCCGGCGTCGATGAACCACATCTGGCCCCACAGGTCGCCCAGGCCGTTGGGCGCCGGCGTGCCGGTGAGCTCGACGAAGCGGTGAACGTGCTTGTGCGCGACGCGCCCCAGCGCGCGCGCCCGCGCGCCGCCTTGCTTCAGCCGGAAGGACTTCAGCCGCGTCGACTCGTCGGCGACGACCTGGCGGAAGGGCCAGCGGTCGCCGAGGTGCTCGACCAGCCAGGGCAGCTGCTCGTAGTTGGTGGCGAAGATCGGCGCGTCGCGCTTCAGCGCTGCGCGCCGCTCCGCCTCGGTGCCGACGATCGGCACCACGTCGAGCCCGGCGAACTGGCGCCACTTGCGCACCTCGGTCGGCCAGGTGTTGCTGGCCACGCGCAGCGGCGCGGTGACCAGGGTAGGGCGGTCCTCGCCGTGCAGGTTGTGCAGCACGTCGGCGGCCGCGAGGGCGGTGCTCGTCTTACCCATGCCCATGCCCGCCCACAGCGCGCAGCGCGGCGTGTCGAGCATGTGCTGCAGCGCGAGGCGCTGGTAGGGGCGTGGCTCGAAGTCACGCATCGGGGTCGCCCTGCGGCTGCCACCGCGCCATTGCGATCGCGTCGAGCATCGCGCGCTCGGAGTCCAGGTCCGGCAGATCCTTCGGCTCGGGCGCGATTCTCTCGATCATGATGCCGTTGCCGCGTAGCAGGAACTCGCACGCGGCGAGCAGCGCCTCCCGCCGCAGTTCCTCGATGTCGAGGGGGCCCCGGTCGTTGATCTCGAAGTGCCAGCCCGAAAGGAGGGCGTGACGGCCCTCGGTGAGCAGGCGACCCGGTGTGAGGACAGTCAACCGACCCATGCGTCCACCTGCTCGATCGTGCCGATCACCAGCACGGTCTGGCCCATGGCGCGCATGCGCTCGTGCTCGCGATGCTGGGCGCGCTCGTGTGCGTTGGCGGGGAAGGTCTTGATGGTCTCCGGGTTCTTCACCTCGGCCCAGGCGGTGCGGCCCGGCGCGCCAATTCCCCACGACGACGGCGCGGGCAGCATCACAAGCCGGTCCGGCGCGCTGGCGCGGCCGATCCACCGCACCTTGCGCACTTCGCCGCCGAGCGCCTTCACGCGCTGGACGAGGTAGCGTTCGACGTCGCGTTCAAGCATTCGCCATCTCCAGTGGGCGCTGGCCGGCCTGCTCCGCCCGGTAGTTGCGCCAGAACTGCTGCATGCGCGCAGCGTTGACAGCGTTCGGAACCGGCTCGCCGTGGTTGGGGTGGATGCACGAGGTCTGCCGGCAATGGTGATCCCAGGTCTCGTCGTCGCCCATGTCGATGCCGAGGAACACCCGGGCGGCGGCGCGGTGCGCACGGACCTTCTTGTGCTTGCCATCGAGGCGCATCGTCACGCGTCCGTAGCCCGCGCGGTCCACGTTGCCGATCCAGATCCAGCACTCGCTGGCCTGCCCGTCGATGGTGTGGCCACAGTGCTCGGCGATGGTGTTCGCCAGTAGCCGCTCCATCATGTCGCGGTACTTCGGCATTAGCGGACCTTCACGCAGCTGATCTCGTCTGCACCGCCTTTGCTGTAGCACGCGACGCCCAGGTCGTCTGGACCGTAGCGCCACACCGGCGTGAAGCCCTGGCTCGCGATGATCGGCGGCGCGCTATCGCCACCGCGTGCCGACTGGGCGCAACCCGTCAGCGCCGCAACAGCGAAGCCGAGCAGGATCGCGACGCCGACCACCACGACGGCGCGGTGGCCGAGGTCGGTGACGCGCGAGCGGCGCCGGTGGAGCTCGATCGGGTCGGCCTGGTGGGCCGGCAGCCGGCGGACGTACGCGCCACCGATCACGATGCCGGTGCGCGTGGCGGCGGGGTCGTTATGCATCGGTCAGCCTTTGAACGCGCAGCGCACGAAAGAGACGAGAATGAACAGACCCAGGCCCAGCTCGAAGCCGAGGCCGATCCAGTCCACGCGGGATAGCGCTTCAAGAATTCGCTTCACGTCAGCACCTCGAAGTCGTCGGTAGGCAGAGGGCACCGGTGCTCGACGCCGGCCTGCAGGCTGAACAGCACCCACTTGCCGCCCTGCTGGCGCCAGCGCACGTCGGTCGAGCCACAGCGGTTGCAGCGCGGGGGCTGCGGGTCGCTGCCTTGTTCGAGCGCGTCCTCGTAGTCGAATGCGTCAGGAACTCGCATCGGTCAGTCCTTCCGGTAGCGGTAGGTCTCGTACCCTGCCGCGGCGAGCGGCAGGCCTTCGTTCCACCCAAGGTCCGAGGTCATCAGCTCGGCCAGGTGGTCCGCCGTGAACTCGGGCGAGTCCGGCGTTTCGGTGAGCAGTTCGTCGTGCACGCTGAGCACGATCGGGTAGCCGGCTGCCTCGATCAGCGGCATGCAGTCGGCCAGCTGGTCGCAGGCGACGGCCTGGGTCACGTTCTCCAGCAGCTTCCCGCCGTAGGTCTTCAACCGCTTCCACTGGCGCGTGTACTGGTCCTGGCCCATGTAGCTGATCGAGTTGTCCTGCTCGACGCGCACCATCGGGTAGGACAGGTTGCGGCCACTGGGCAGCCGCAGCTGCAGCCACGAGCCGACGCGGCGCACCTTCAGCCGGCGGATATGGAACACGGCGCCCGGCTCGTTGATGGCCGCGCGCACCGCGTCCTCCAGCTCGGGCCACAGCGAGTCGATCGCCGGGTGCGCGCGGCGCCACAAGCGCTTGAGCGCGTCGCAGGCGATGAACACCTCGCGCGCCAGGCCGAAGGTCGAGCGCTTCTGTTCCTTCGTCCAATCCCAGAAGCGGCTGGCCTCGTCGAGCACGTCGGCGGGGACCGACGGCAGCGCCGCCTCGGCCATCTTTGCGAGGTCGATGCCGTAGGTCGCGGCGCCCGTGATGAACGCGCCGACGCCGCCCTGGTACTGCAGCATCAGCTCCATCACCTTGCCGATCTGGCGCTGGTCCTTCTGGACGTCGGCGGCCTGGATCGCGAAGGCCTTGGCGTATGCCACCTTGTAGAGGTCCTGGCCCTTGCCGGCATCGAAGTCGCGGAACGCCTGCAGTTTCCAGCTCTCGCCGGCCAGCCACGCGCACACGCGACCCTCGATGTTGGAAAGGTCGGCGATGCACAGCTTCTTGCCCGGCGCCGCGACGATCGCGCCGCGGATCGCGCTGGACAACAGCTCCATCACGTTGCCGTAGAGCAGCGTCTCGCACCCGAGCTTCACGGCCTCGATGCCGAGGTCGATGTCGGCCTGCTTGAGCGCGGGCCGCGGCAGGTTCTGCGGCTGGAACACGCGGCCCGACCAGCGGCCGGTGCGCGCGGCGCCGCGGAACTGCAGCGTGCCGCGCAGCCGGCCGTCGCTGCTGACGCTCTTGGCGAGCGCCTTGTACTTGCTGACGCTGGTCGTGCTGGCCTGCAGCCGCACGCCCAGCAGGTCCTTGACGGCTGGCGGCAGCTCGGGGTCCTGCATGCGCCGCTCCAGCGTGTCGGCCTTCATGTCGGGCAGGCCGACGCCGTGCTCGAGCAGCAGGTGCCGCAGCATCTCGTCGCGCTGCGTCGCGCGCTGCACGTCGCCGTCGGTCAGCTGCTGCACCTGGTCGGCCAGCGCATCCTGGGCCTTGTCCGCGGCCCGGATCGCCGACTCGACGAGCTGCGTGTCGATCGCGACGCCGCGGTAGTTGACGCGCAGATCCAGCTGCCACAGCGCCCACTCGCGCTCGGTGGCGTTCCACTTCGGCATCTTGGCCAGGCACTCGCGCATCGCGACGATGTCGCCACCTGCGTAGCGCACGAACTCGGCCCACTCGGCGGGGTGCGTCTCGCGCGTCGCGCGGCGCAGCTTCTGGCCGGCCGGGCGCGGCTGGCAGAACAGCCGCACCAGGTCCTTGCCGGTCTTCAGCTTCTGCATCTCCTCGGCCAGGCCGAGGACCGCGCCCAGCTTGTCGAGCGCGCCGGGCAGGCTGTGCATGTACGCCTGTACCATCGTGTCGCGCCAGCGGCTCATCGCGACCGGCGGCATGCCGATCGACAGGCCGACGTGGCTGAGCACGACGAAGTCGAACATCCCACCGTTGTGGAACCAGACCTCGTTGCGCTCGTCGGCCAGTTGGTCGTAGAGGTCGCTCGGCATGCGCGCACCACTGGTCGCGTCCCAGACCTGGACCGGCGCGTCGTCGAGCGCGTAGGACCACAGCAGCACCTCCGCGCCTTCGGCGTAGCGGTGCGCGCCGCAGTTGATCGGCGTCTCGCTGTAGGTTTCCAGGTCGTTGAAGCTGCGCATCGTGTTGGAAGTTGGCCGTTGCCCTGGTTCCCGCCTTTGGTACTTGCCAGCCGGCGGCGGTTTGCGCATGCCCGCCCGCGTATCTCAGTCGCGGGCACGGGCGGGTTAGCGACCAGGGCCTGTTTCTCTCGTGGCCGGACGAAAGTCGGTTCAGCCGGCTCCCGCTTCTTTCTTCAGGAGGCCGGCGACGCGATCGGAGCGTCGGGCCCGGTGACGGTGTTGCCGCGGCTGGTGAGCAGGTCGACGGCGTTGGCCACCGCCTGCTTGCCCTGCAGGAACTCGGCGAACTTGCGCACCGCCGCGTGTTCGGCGGTGCCGGCGGCGTGGCCCTCGCGGGCGACGAACTCTTCGAAGTGCTGCTTGAGGCTGTTGAGGATGTTCACGGGGCAGTGCTCAGTTGATGAGTTGGATCAGTCCCCGGTCCTGCTTGATCTCGTCCTGCAGTGCAGCCAGCATCGTGAGCGCGGCTGCCTGGGCGGGGGTCAGCATGACGTTGGGGCGACCGGCGGGCAGCGCAGGCTCGGCCTGCACGGCCACCTGCGCGCCCTCGGGGCTGTCGGCGATCGTGATGACGACGAGCGCCATGTCAGACCAGTGCGTCCGCGCCGGCGCCCTCGGCGACCGAGTCGAAGTCGTCGGGGTTGGGCGTGCCACCACCGCCGAACGCGTCACCGTGGCCGGCGAACTGCACGCCCAGCAGCTCGCAGCGCACCGCCTTGCCGTGCTGGTTGTCCTGGCACCAGAACTGCACGCTGGCGTTCACGTAGCAGCCGGCGTAGAGCACGCCGGTGTCCTTCTCGAGGAGCACCTTGTCGGCCGTGAAGCGCAGCGGCGGCCCCTTGTCCTCGCCGCGCGTCGTCGACAGCGCCCAGTTGCCCGCGTAGCCGTCGTACGTGCGGCGCTTGCCGTCGATCCAGCACGACTTGTTCGGGATGCCTTCGTTCGCGGCCAGGATGCCGTCGGCCTTGGCACCCCACTTGGCGCGCGCGACCTCGCGGATCGCGGCGTCGATCTGCGCCTTCAGCGCGCCGGCTTCGGGCACCAGGAACTGCGCGCGGTAGGCCGGCTTGCCCTGGCCTTGCACGGTCGTCGGCGTGAACAGGTCCGGGAAGGACAGTCGCACGTTGGTCAGTTTCAGCTTCATCAGTTCACCTCTTCGGGTCGGAAAAGTTCGGGGTGGGCCAGCCGCGCGCGGCGGATGGCCTGGTCGACAGCGCGCACGCGCGCCAGCGGGTCCAAGGGTTCGAGGGGGGTCTGCGACGCGCGGACCAGGGCATCGCGGATCTGGGGCGGGAAGTGGTTGCTGACCGGCAGCCGGCACTCGTTCGGCCGGTCCGAGCGATGTGCGTGCACGCCGTCGAGCAGCCCGCGGTCGGGGGCGTTCATTGCAGGTGTTCCCTTTCCTCGTTGCGCGGGCGGCGATCGACCATCGTTTGCGCGATGTGCCAGCAGAAGTCGCAGACCTCGTTCACGCGGGACTGGGTGGTCGGGTTGCACGTCGGGTCGGCAAGAGCGCCGACCAGTGCCGCCTTCGCGAACTCCACGACCAAGTCGTGCTGCGGATCCTTGAGGTGCGGCAGGTTGGATGTGGTGCCGGCGGGGCTCACAGCAGTCCCTCCAGTGCAGGCGCCTCATCGACGACCGGTTCGAAGTCGTCACCCACGGGCGCGATCACGAGCGCCGGCCGCTTGTCGGACTCGGGCGCGACGCTGGGCGAGCCGGCCGACTGCGTAACCAGGCCCTGCAGCTTGGTCCACTGGCGCGGGCCCAGCACCGGTTTTTCGCCTTCGGCGGCCTTGGTGAGCTTCTCGGCCGCCGTCGGGCTGATCAGCTTCAGCTGGTACATCTCCTCGACCTTGAGCCGCATGCTCTTGAGCTGCTGTTCGACGGCCTCGGGGTCCTGCCACTTGCGCGGGCCCTTCTTGCCTTGCACCAGCTTGAAGCCGGGCACCGACTGGCCTGCGAGCAGCCGGCGCTCGGTCTCCGCGCGCACGGCCTTGAGCCAGACCTCGACGAGCGGCGCTGCGCGCATCGCGTCGGCCAGTTCGTTGTCGCTGGTCGGCGCGGACAGCACCAGCCCGAGATCGTCGATCGGCGCGACATCTCTTTCGAAGCTGCCAAGGGCCTCGAAGTCGGCGCCGGTGATCTCCTGCACGCGCTTCGCGAGGGCAGGGCAGGTGCCGGCCGCCTTGCAGAACCGGCACTGGTCGTCGCCGGGGCGCAGGTACTCGACCTCGAATTCGGGGCTGACGCCCTTGCCCTTGACGTGCCACTCGGCGGCCTTGCATGCGTGGGTCGCCCGCTTGGCCTCCTCGGCGAATGCCAGCAGGTCGGCGATGCTGCAGGCCCACTCGCTCGGCTCGTCGGCGATCTTCGGCTGGTGGATGAACAGCCGCACGCCGGTGAGCTCCTGCAGCAGCCCGTGCACGTCGTACGCGCCCAGTGCGTACAGCATCAGCTGCGGGTTGCGCTCGACCTCGACGCGGTGGTATCCGCTCTTGAAGTCGTGCACCTGCAGCTCGCCGTCGCCGCGGATGATCAGCGCGTCGGCAGTGCCGAAGCAGCCGTCGACGCCGACAAAGCGCGAGAAGTCGACGCGCTGCTCGACAAGCAGCTGGTGGCCTTGCGCCAGTGCGCGGATCGTGTCGACATATGGCTTGACCAGGTCGGCCATGTCCTCGTCGAACTCGACCTTCTCGCCGTCCACCACGAAGTAGCGGCCGACGTAGGCGTGCGGCTCGGCGGTGTCGCTCTGCAGGCACATCGCCGCGACCTCGTGCATCGCCGTGCCGTCACGGCTGGCGTCGCTGGTGCGGTCGGGGAACATCGACTCGAGCGGATGCGAGCCGGGGCACGCGATGCGGCGCGCCGCACTGCTGGGGCTCATCAGCTTGGCGTGTTCAGACATCGCTGACCTCCACGAACTCGCCTTCTGCGTCCAGCGAGTACCAGGTGTCCGGCTTGACCCCTTGCTCGCCGACCTTCGCTGATCGGATGTGGCGGATGTTCAGATCGTCATCGCGGTTGACGAGGACGATCGCGCAACCGAGCGCGCCCTTCGCGCGGCCTTCCCACCCGGTAGCCATCGCGACTGAGGCTTTGCCGGTCGCGCTCGCAGCGCCCTGGTTGCCGGTCGCGCTCGCAGCGCCCTGGTTGCCGGTCGCGCTCGCAGCGCCCTGGTTGCCGGTCGCGCTCGCAGCGCCCTGGTAGCCGGTCGCGCTCGCAGCGCCCTGGTAGCCGGTCGCGCTCGCAGCGCCCCGGTTGCCGGTCGCGCTCGCAGCGCCCTGGTAGCCGGTCGCGTGCACCGTGTCTTCCGGTTTGCAGCGGGACGTGATCCATTCGATCGCGCGCTGCACCAGTTCCGGGATGCCGATTTCGGCTTCGATCGTGAGCTTGGCCGACGCGATCTTGGTGTCGCCGTCGTCCTCACGAGACACGGTGCCGTACGCCTTGACCACCGCGAAGCGGCTCGTGGCCGGCGGGTAGTAGCTGAACACGTCGAGCGGGTACTCGCAGGCGTGGAGGCCGCCGTGGCAGGCCTTGACCTCGCCGACGTGTTCGAAGGTCTGGCCGATGGCGTACTGCATGCCCCGGCACTGGAGGTTCTTGTCGAACCCCTTGAACGCGATGATCGGATCGCTGTGGGGTGACGGAGCCTTCTTCGCCATGGTCAACCCCCCAGCTTCGCGAGTTCCGCCTTGGCATGCGCGACGAAGTCGGGCCACTGCTGCGGCTGCAGGTCGGGGCCTTTCTTCGCGCCGAACTTGGTCAGGGCGTCGACGGCGTGCTGCGGCTTGATGGCGTACAGCTTGTTGATGTGCGCCTTCACGTCCTCATAGCTCACAGCCGCGGCCTGGGAAGACGCATCGGCCGGCGCCGCCGCACTCGAGGCCGCGGCGGCACTCGGTGCAGAGTCGGACTTTCCCGCGTGCTGGCTCGCCTCGGGAGCCTGCACGACGGGAGCCGGCGCGATCGGAGCGGCGTGGCTCACCTGGGGAGCCTTGGCCGGCGTACCCTTGAGGCGCGCGATGAGGTCCGACAGCACGGTCATGCTGGTGGCGACGACACTGATGCGCGCGCCGTCGATGTTGACGTCGGCGCTGTAGCTGTCCTGCACAGCGGCGGCGAGTGCGTTCTGGTTCACGAGAGGGTCCTTTCAGCGGGGTTGGGTCAGGCGAGCGATGCGCTGCTGCATCCGCACGGCTTGGTGCTGCAGCTGGGCGTGGAAGATGGCGGCGTCGGCGCTGGCGATGGGGTTGCCGGCCGCCACCGCGAGGTCGTAGTCGTCTTGGGCGAGCGCGATCTGGCTTTGGAGAAAGCGCAGTTCGAGGCGCAGCAGCACGACGCGCAGGCGGCGGATCACTTCGCGCCTCCGACGAGGTGGCGGAACAGCAGCGGGTGGCGGCGCGCGATCGCGAGGACCGAGTAGGTGCGGCGGTGTCCCATCTGCGTGCTCCTCACAAGCGGAACAGTGCTTGTGTGAATACAAGTAGGCCACGAGCTTGGACTTGTGGTCAACAAGTTTGCGCTTGTAGAAACCTAGGGAGAAACCCGCGGTTGTAAAAGTGCTACGCTGCGCCGTCTTCGATGGAGGGGAGCGATGGGGACGCTGGTCGGCATTTGCGTGGCGTGCGCCGCCTACCTTGGGTGGGAGTCGGACCCTTTCTGGGTCGTGCCGGTCATGGCCGGCCTCAGCTTTCCCGCCGCACGGCCGTCGGCGGGTTTCCCTTGGACACTAGGGAACGTCGTGAGGGCCTACGCCGTTGCCTTCGTCTCGCTCGCGGGCGTATACGGCATTGGCTGGGGGCTATCGAGGCTGCTGTGAGGTTCGCGGCCCTGATGCTGGTGGCGCTGCTCGCTACGAGCGCGCAGGCGCGGCACCACCGCTCCAGCTGGGCACGCGCTGAGTTCGAGCGTGAGCATCCGTGCCCGTCGACAGGAAAGCCGCAAGGTGCATGTCCAGGGTGGGTGATCGATCACCGCCAGGCGCTGTGCGTGGGCGGCCGGGACGAGCCGGCGAACATGCAATGGCAGACGGTGGAAGCGGCCAAGGAGAAAGACCGCTGGGAATGCAAGCCGGGCTGGGAGCAGCGGCCTCAGGATTCCTCGTCTTCAGGCCCCCAGTTGTCTGGCGAGCCTGCGCGGCGCCTCTCCATCGACACGATGTAGTCGGCGACCTGCTGGACCGAGCCGGCGTACAGCAGCCCGATGCCTAGCAGGTCCAGGTCGGCGCTCAGGCGTTGCTGGATCGAGGACAAGCGCAAGTCCTCCAGTACGGCGGGTGGCATCACGACAGCGACCACATGCCGGCGGCGCCGCGCGTCTTCCTCGGACGAAAGCGCGCGGCTGAGCAGCACCCGGATGGCCCCGGCGTAAACCACGTTCCTCAAGCCGTAGGGCGTGCTGCAACTCTTCATCTCGAGGACCAGGTTGCGGCTGGCATAGTCGCTACGACGACTATCGGCCTTGCCTCCGGCCAGCATCGAGCGGACGGACATGTTTGCGCGCAGATCCTCGGGCAGCGCGTTGCCGAGCGACCAGCCGATAGTGTGCTGGCGCAGGTTCGGCACCTCCGGCTCTTCGCGGCTCTTGACCGGGAACCCGGGCTCGGCCTCTTCGACGCCGCGGCCACGCAAGATCTCTTCGGCGTTGGAGCCCTGCTCCTCGACCTTGTGGAGGTTGTAGAAGAGCGGGTCCCGTGCCACGTCAGCCTCCGCTGCCGCCTTCAGCACTTCTGCCGTCGGCCCCAGTACCTCGGCGATTGCCGGCAGCCGCTTGCGCGGAAGCTTGTTGCTGCGGATCCATTCGCTGATGGCCTGCTGGGTGACGCCGAGCTTCTGGCCGAGGTCCTCTTGCGTCAGGTTTGCTCGGCGCAGGTCGTCGTGTAGTGCTTCACCGACCCGCGTCTGATGTCTGTAAGGCATGTGTAAGGCGTGGGGTACAAGTCAAAAGTTGTGGGAATTCTAGACGCTTGGGGAATTCCGGGGATGTTTTTCTATCCCTAACCCGTTGTACAAGTTACTTGCACCTTGTACAGTTTCTCGCATTCCTTGTGGAGGTGCGAGATGCAAAACCCAGACGAGCGGCAGCCAGCGTGCCCGGCGCGTGGCATCGACCAGGCCCTGACACGGGCAGCCGAGATCGCAGGCAAGCGCGGCGGCCAGGTGTGGCTGGCGCACCGACTGGGTGTGACGCAGCAGGCCGTGAGCCTCTGGTCGCGCCGCGGTTGGGTGCCGACTAACCGCGCGGACGAGATCCAGCAACTGACCGGCGTGCCAGCGCGCGAGCTGATGAACCCGCGGCTGGTGAAGATGCTGGCCGACAAGGTGGCCGCGTGAAAAAGCCCTGCCGCCTCGAGCTGAACAACTCCGGTGCGTGGAAGCTGTTGGGCCGGTTCGACCTGGCCGCGCAGGATGCGGCCGACGGGATCATGGACGCGGCCGAGGCGTTGGCGCGCGCACTGAACGATCCCGCGTCAGGCCGACGCGCGCTGGTGACGCTGCGCATCAGCACCGACGACGCACTGCCCAGCGTGCTGGCCCGGTGGTCTGACGAGCACGGGTGGCGCAACACCGCCGGTGAGTCCACATGACCAAGAGCCGCGGCATCCTTCGGCCGCGCCAGCGATGGACGGAATACGAAGACGCGGTGCTGCGTCAGCACTACCCGACGACGCGCACTGCCGACCTGGCCGAGCTGCTGAACCGGCCGGTCTGTTCGGTTCACCAGCACGCCCGCGCGATGGGCCTGCTCAAGGATCCTGCCGTCGTGGCGGTCTGGGCGGCGAAAGCGATGGCCAACCCCGAGCACGGCGGCCGAAAGACGCAGTTCGCCAAGGGCCAGTCGGCCTGGAACAAGGGCGTCAAGGGCGTGGTCGGCGTGCAGGAAGCCTGCCGCGCGACGCAGTTCAAACCGGGCAGGCCGGCGCACGAGGCGCACAACTACCAGCCGATCGGCTCGCTGCGCGTGAGCAAGGACGGCTACCTCGAGCGCAAGGTCACTGACGACCCGAGCGTCTACCCCGCGCGGCGCTGGACCGCTGTGCATCGGCTGGTGTGGGAGGCCGCGAACGGCCCTGTCCCCACCGGCTGTCTTGTCGTCTTCAAGGCCGGCCGCAAGACGACCGACGTTGACGCCATCACGCTCGACGCCGTCGAGTGCATCACGCGCCGCGAAAACATGCTGCGCAACACCTACCACCGATACGGCCCCGAGGTCGCCAAGCTGGTGCAGCTGCGCGGCGCGATCTCCCGGCAGATCAACAAGCGAGCAAAACATGAGCAAGACCATCAATGACCTGCGTGAGACGCTGTTCGCCACGCTCCAGGCGGTCAAGGACGGGACGATGGAACTGGACCGCGCTAGGGCGGTGAACGAGATCGGCAAGACGCTGATCGACACTGCGAAGGTCGAGGTCGATTACCTGCGCACCACGGGCGGCGGCGAGTCCTCGTTCATTGATACGGCCATCGGAGCCAACAACATCCCTGAGCAGTTGCCGAGCGGCATTGTCGGCATCACCCGCCACCGCCTCGCGGGGTGACCGTGGCGAGCACAGTCGCCGTGATCAAGCCCAATCTGCTCGCGATCGACGCGCCGGAGGTGCTGCGCGCGCTGCCGGGCTGGCTGATGTGGCGCTTCGAACAACCGCCGGACCCCAACGCCAAGCCGCGCAAGGTCCCGTACTACACGAGCGGCCGGCGCCGCGCCGGCGCGCAGGGCTCGCCCGAGGACCGTCAGCAGCTCACGACGTTCGAGGCAGCCAAGGCGGCGGCCGCGCGCCGCGGCTTCGACGGCATCGGCCTGGCGCTGATGCCCGAGTGGGGTGTGGCCGCGCTCGACTTCGACGGCTGCGTCGGCGCCGACGGCCTGCCGCCCAGCGTACGCGCCATCGTCGGCACCACCTACGCCGAGTGGTCGCCCTCCGGCCAGGGCGTGCGCGCCTTCGTCCGCGGCAACCTGGGCAACTACAAGGACAACAACCCGGGCCAGCCGTTCGGCTTCGAGGTCTTCAGCTCCAAGGGCTTCGTGACCTTTACGGGTAACCGGCTGGACATCGTCGACGTGCTCGGCAACGAGAACACCGTCGCCGAGGCTGGCGACGCTGTGCGCGAGCTGTGCATGCAGCGCTTCCGGCGCGTCGACGACTTCGATGAGCCCGACGCGGCCGCGCGCGCGCCGCTGGGGCTGACCGAGGCGACGCTGCGCGAGGCGCTCGACGCGCTGCCGGATGACCTGCACTACGACACGTGGGTCAAGGTCGGCATGGCCGTGCACCACGAGACGCGCGGCGCAGGCTTCGCGGTCTGGGACGACTGGAGCTCGCGCAGCCCGAAGTACGGCGGCAGCGAGTACGGGCAGGCCCGCTGGGATTCGTTCGGGCGCAGCAGTCGCCAGGTCACCGCGCAATGGCTCGTCCACATGGCCAACCAGCACGGCGCGCGTATCAACCTTGCAGAGCTGGCCGCGGCGGATTTCGACGCGGTCAAGCCGGCAGAGGGCCGCAAGCCGCGCTTTCAGCTCGAGCCGCTGGACGTCTTCACGCAGCGGCCCGCCCCCAGCTGGATCATCAAGGGCGTGCTGCCGGCGGCTGACCTCATCGTGCTGTTCGGCGAGTCGGGCGCCGGCAAGTCGTTCATGGCGCTGGAGCTGGCGGCGGCCATCGCGCGCGGTGTCGAGTGGCGTGGGCGTCGGGTGAAGCAGGGCAGGGTGGTCTACGTCGCGGCCGAGGGCGCCGGCGGCTTCCGCAACCGTGTCGTTGCGTATTGCCGTGAGCACGAGCTCGACCCGGCCAGCGTGCCGATCACCGTCGTCGCTGCGGCGCCGAACCTGCTGCAGCGCGAGGATGCGCTCGACCTGGCGGCCGACATCGTGCAGGCCGGCGGCGCCGACCTGATCATCGTCGACACCTTCGCCCAGACAACCCCTGGGGCCAACGAGAACGCCGCGGAAGACATGGGTCTCGCCCTGGGTCATTGCAAGGGCCTCCGGCGCGCCACAGGCGCACCCGTGCTGCTGGTGCACCACTCGGGCAAGGACCAGGCGCGCGGCGCGCGCGGGTGGTCGGGCCTGAAGGCCGCGGCCGATGCCGAGCTCGAGGTGTTGCGCACGCCCGGCGGCCGGTTCATGCGCACCAGCAAGCAGAAGGACGGCGAGGATGGGCTGGAGTGGGGATTCGACCTGAAGGTCGTCAGCCTCGGCTTCGACGCCGACGGCGACGAGATCACCAGCTGCGTGGCAGTTGAGGCGGCCGTGCCGGTGGTTCAGCGCATCGGGCCGCAGCGGCGCCTGGGCAAGTGGGAGCAGCACGTGGTGGCGGCCATCGCCGAGATCGCCGGATCGCAGACCGCGGGCATCGAGGTGAAGGCGGTGCTGGACCTGGCCATCGCACGCGAGCCGGAGCCTGACGGCCGTGACACGCGGCGTCAGCACGCCACCAGGGCGCTGAACAAGCTGCTCAACGAGGACGACTCGCCGTACTTCAGCGAAGACGACGGGACGCTGTCGATCGGCTGAAACACGAAAGGCGCAGAAAAATGCACGTCGAACACGCAAAAAATCGCTGCACCACGTGCACCACGAACGCACCACGGTGCACCACGGTGCAGGTGCAACCGGGCACGTTGCACCACCACGCACCACACCCCTTTAGGGGTGGTGCCGTGGTGCAGCGGTGCACGCGGCTTGGTGCGTCGAGTCTGCGAAATTTCTCAAACGATCCGACCCCCGGCCAATTTGCAAAATTCTGCGGGGTAGCGTCGTGAACGCGCGCCGGGTGGTCAGGGTCAACGAGCGCGGTTTGCGTATCGGCGAGGACCACCCCCAGGCCAAGCTCAGCGACGTTGAGGTGGAGCTGCTGCTGCGGTTGCGCGCCGAAGGCTGGGGGTATCGGCGGCTGGCGGCGAAGTTCGAGATCGCGCGTTCGACGGTCAAACGCATCTGCCTCGGCCTGAAGCGGTCGCAGACCTGCGCCGGCCATCGGGTGGTACCCCTGGCGCGGTGAGCGCGCGGGAAATTGCACGTCATGGGCCGCCTCTCCACGTTCACAGCCGAGATCGCCGAGACGATCTGCCGCCGCCTCGCGGAAGGCGAGCCGCTGCGCGCGATCTGCCGGGACGAGGGCATGCCTCCGGAGTCAACGGTGCGCCAGTGGGCGCTGGACGACGTCGACGGCTTTGCCGCGCGGTACGCGCATGCGAGGGAGCTCGGCATCGAGGCGATGGCGGAGCAGTGCATCGAGATCGCCGACGACAGCGGCTCGGACTTCTCCGCCGGCGATGACGGCCCGGCCTTCAACGCTGAGCACGTGCAGCGCTCGAAGCTGCGTGTCGACACCCGCAAGTGGCTTCTGGCCAAGATGGCCCCGAAGAAGTACGGCGACCGCATCGACGTGGGCAACGCCGACGGCAAGCCGTTCGAGGTCAAGGACACCGGCGAGGCCGCCACGCGCATCGCGACGCTGCTGGCCACGGCGCAACAGCGCAAGGGCCTGGCCGACCTGCTGTGAACGCGGCGGAGATCGCCGAGCTGTTGCCGCACCTGACGCCGGCCGAGCAGCGCGAGCTGCAGCAGCTGATGGCCTTCATGGAGGCCAACACCCCGATTTGGACGCCGCTCGCAGGCCCGCAGACCCTGGCCTACGAATCGACCGCCGACGTCATCGGCTACGGCGGCGCAGCCGGCGGCGGCAAGACCGACCTCGCCTGCGGCAAGGCCCTTACGCACCATCGCAAAGTCGCGATGTTCCGGCGCGAGGCGACGCAGCTGACGGGCATCATCGATCGTCTGTCGGAGCTGCTGGGCAGCCGCGACGGATACAACGGCCAGGAGAAGATCTGGCGCGGCGCCGGGCCGCGCGGCGTGCAGATCGAATTCGGCAGCGTGCCGAACATCGGCGACGAGACGAAGCACCAGGGCCGACCGAAGGACCTGCTGGTGATCGACGAGGGGGCCAACTTCCTCGAGCAGCAGGTGCGGTTCCTCATGGGCTGGGTGCGCACGACGGTGCCCGGCCAGCGCGCGCAGACGCTGATCACGTTCAACCCGCCGACCACCGCGGAAGGCCGATGGATCGTCGACTTCTTCGGGCCTTGGATCGACAAGCGCCACCCGCTGTACCCGACCGCGCCCGGCGTGCTGCGCTACGTGGCTGTGGTCGACGGCAAGGACGACTGGAGCCGGCCCGACGACTCGCGGCCCTTCGTCGTCAAGCGCGGCCAGCGCGTCTACGAGTTCAACCGGGCCGACTACAAGCCGACCGAGATCATCACGCCGCAGTCGCGCACGTTCATCCCGTCGCGCATCTCCGACAACCCGTACCTGATGGGGACCGGCTACATGACCACGTTGCAGGCGATGCCCGAGCCGCTGCGCTCGCGGATGCTCAACGGCGATTTCGAGGCCGGCATGGGTGACGACCCCTGGCAGGTGATCCCCACGGCCTGGGTCGAGGCGGCGATGGCGCGCTGGAAGCCGCGCAGCCCGCGCGGCGAGATGCTCACGATGGGCGTCGACGTGGCGCGCGGTGGCAAGGACAGCACCACCATCGCGACGAAGCACCGCGTCGAGGACGGCGGCCTGTGGTTCGACCAGCTCAAGCGCTACCCGGGCACCGAGACGCCTGACGGCCCCAAGGTCGCCGGCCTGGTCGTGGCGGACCTGCGCGACGCGGCGCCGATCATGCTCGACGTGATCGGTGTCGGCGCGAGCCCATACGACGTGCTCAACGGCATGAACCTGCCGGTGTACGGCGTCAACGTCGCCGAGAAAGCCGACGGCATGGACCGCTCCGGCCGGCTGCGGTTCTTCAACCTGCGGTCCCAGGTGTGGTGGCGCATGCGCGAAGCGCTGGACCCAGCCAACGACCAGGGCGTCGCGCTGCCGCCGGACAAGGCCTTGCTGGCCGAGCTGTGCGCGCCGAAGTGGGAAGCGCAGGGCCCGGTGATCAAGGTCGAGAGCCGCGACGAGATCGTCAAGCGCATCGGTCGTTCGCCCGACGCCGCGACGGCGGTGGTGCTGGCCAACATGGACATGCCCAAGCTGCATCAGATCCCGGGCAGCCAGGGCGGCGCGCTGCGCGGTACCCCTGACCGCGCCCCGCAGGACCACGATCCCTACGCTGCAATGCGCTAGGGCCACCGTGCTGCGAATCACCGAGGAATCCGTCACCGCGAACATCGACCAGGCGGCGCCGCTGTTGCGCGCGCACTGGGAGGAGATCGCGCGCAACAAGGACCTCATGGTTCTGAAGCCGAACGTCGCGGTGTACGCGGCGCTCGAGGCGCAGGACCTGCTGATCTGCCTGGTCGCCCGTGACGGCGACAACCTCGTCGGCTACTGCGTGTCGATCCTGACGCGCGGGCACCTGCACTACGCCGAGCTGACCACGGCGGTGAACGACGTGATCTACGTCGATCCGGCATACCGCGGCGCGTCGCGCCTCGGGCTGAAGCTGATCGCCGAGACGGAACGACTGGCCAAGGAGCGCGGCGCGCAGATGGTGCTGTGGCACGCCAAGGAGCACACGGCCCTGGCGGCCGTCCTGCCGCGGCTCGGCTACGAGGTGCAGGACGTGGTTTACGCGCGGGGGGTGTGATGGCAGTGACGGGTGCAGTGGCCGCGGTGGCGAGCCTGGCAGCGACGGCCTACAGCGCGGACCAAGCGCGATCGGCGCAGAACAAGGCCACCGACAACGCGAAAGCCAACGCCGCGCGTCAAGCGCAGGCGTCCGACGAAGCGCAGAACGCGGCCAACTCCAAAGGCCCGGACGTGAACGCCGCGCTGTCGGCGGCGCAGATGATGGCCAAGGGCGGCCCGGGCAGCACGATGCTGACCGGCCCCGCCGGCGTCGATCCGTCGCAGCTGACGCTGGGCAAGAGCACGCTGCTCGGGGGCAGCTGAGATGGCCGACCGCGACCAGCTCGCCACCCGCTGGGGCCAGCTCAAGACCGAGCGGGCGACGTGGTGGTCGCACTGGAAAGAGCTCTCGACCTACCTGCAGCCCTACACGGGGCGCTTCTTCGTGCAGGACCGCAACAAGGGCCAGCGGCGCGCCAACTCGATCTACGACAACACGGGCCTGCGCTGCGTGCAGATCCTCGGCGCCGGGATGATGGGCGGCATGACGAGCCCGGGGCGGCCGTGGTTCCGGTTGACGGTGCCCGATCGCGAGCTGGCCAAGCACGCGCCGGTCAAGCAGTGGCTGTCGGACGTGACGCAGCTGATGCTCGACGTGTTCGCGAAGTCGAACACCTACCGCGCGCTGCACGCCGGCTACAAGGAGCTGGGCGTCTTCGGCACGCAGGCCAAGGTGGTGTTGGCCGACTTCAAGACGGTGATCCACCACCAGCAGCTGACGTGCGGCGAGTACGCCGTCGCGACCGACTACCGCGGCGACGTCGACACGCTGTATCGCGAGTTCGAGAAGACGGTCTACGAGCTGGTGGCCGAGTTTGGAATCGAGAACGTCAGCCCTGCGGTGAAGAACCTGTACGACCGCGGGTCGCTCGACACGTGGATCCCGATCATGCACGCGATCGAGCCGCGCGCCGCGCGCGACCCGCGCAAGCGCGACGCGCAGAACATGCCCTGGCGGTCGGTCTACTGGGAGTCGGCCGGCGAGAAGGGGAAGTACCTGCGCGACTCCGGGTTCAAGCGCTTCCCTGCGCTGGTCTCGCGCTGGGACGTGGCCGGCGGCGACATCTACGGCAACAGCCCGGGCATGGAAGCTCTGGGCGACGTGAAGCAGCTGCAGCACCAGCAGCTGCGCAAGGGCCAGGCGATCGACTTCCTGACCAAGCCGCCGCTGCAGGCACCGACCTCGCTGAAGAACCGCGAGCTGCAGATGCTGCCGGGCGGTGTGACCTACGTCGACGCGCCCAACGCACAGAACGCGATCCAGACGATGTTCGACGTCCGGCTCGACCTGAACCACCTGCTCAGCGACATCCAGGACGTGCGCGAGCGCGTGCGCTCGTCGTTCTATGCCGACCTGTTCCTGATGCTGGACAACGACACCAATCCGCGCATGACGGCGACGGAGGTGGCGGAGCGGCACGAAGAAAAGCTGATGATGCTCGGCCCCACCGTCGAGCGGCTGCACAACGAGGAGTTGATGCCGCTGATCGAGGTCACGTTCATGCACATGCTGGAGGCCGGCATCGTGCCGCCGCCGCCGCCTGAGCTGCACGGCCAGGACCTCAACGTCGACTTCGTGTCGATGCTCGCGCAGGCGCAGCGCGCCGTGGCGACGAACAGCGTCGACCGCTTCGTCGGCAACCTCGGCGCGATCGCGCAGATGAAGCCCAACGTCCTCGACAAGTTCGACGAAGACCAGTGGGCCGAGATGTATTCGGACATGCTCGGCGTCGACCCGGCGCTGATCGTGTCCGACGACAAGGTCGCGCTGATCCGCAAGGCGCGTGCGCAGGCCCAGCAGCAGGCCGAGCAGGCCGCGGCCGCCAACCAGGCCGCCGACACCGCGCAGAAGCTGGGCAACACGCCGATCGACAGCAACACCGCTGCCGGCGCGCTGCTCAACCCGAGCAACCCACTGGGCAACCTCGGCCGCGCGTACACCACTCCGCTGCAGCAGCAGGGCTCGCCCGTCGCGCCGTTCAGCGGCTACGCCTGACGAAAGGGGCGATCGATGAAGCTCGTGAACCTGAAGAACGACGCCGACGACACCACGTGCTGCGCGATGCCGATGGAGCAGTACGGCTACGGGCTTCGGCTGTACCTGGACGATGACGCGTGCGAAAAGCTGGGCATCACCAAGCCACTGGCCGTCGGCACGCAGGTGGTGCTGCAGGCCAAGGCGATCGTGGTGTCCTCGACCGCCAGTATCGACAGCGATGGCGACGGCGGTCAGGACGTGTGCCTGTCGCTGCAGCTCACCGACCTGGGACTGGAAGCGAGTGGCGTGCTGCGCAACGCGGCGCAGGTGCTGTACGGCGGGGATTGACATGCTCATCAGCATCCTCTACGACTTCGATTTCGGCATCCGTCGGCTGCACGCCGGCGACCATGTCGACATCGACCAGGTGATCGCGCAGCGCTGGATCAACGACGGCATCGCGGTCGCGAGCAACACGTCGGCCAGCGTGATCAGCTGGGGGACCGGCGCGGGCAGCAGCGGCACGCCGACTGCGGGCAGTGTCGGCCTGAGCGCCGATCGCCGGATGTTGATCATCAGCGTGACGCCGAGCGCTACACCGGGCGGCAGTGCAACGCTAGGCGTCTTCGGCTTCAGCGACGCCTACGGCATCGCCCCGACGCCGGTGGTGCTGCCGCTGAACCACGCCGCCAACGGCGTGCAGGGCTCGGCACTCGGCTCCGTGATCGCGTCGGCGCAGACCGATCGCGTGACGCTGACCACGGGCAGCGCGCTTACGGCCGGCACCCCCTACCAATTCGGCATTCTGCTTTCGTGAAGGACGCACCATGCTCGTCGATATCCTGCAGAACTTTGATTTCGGGGGGCGCCGCTACCTGATCGGCGACAACCCGGACGTTGACCCGCAGATTGCGAAACAGTGGATCGGCGAAGGGAAGGCTGCGGCGTCGAGCGGTTCACAACACGGCCCCGCTGGCGCGCCGGTCGTCAACGACCTGACAACCGGCGGCGCGAGCGCCGCACTGTCGGCGCAGCAAGGGGTCGTGCTGAATGGCCTTGCCACGAAGACGCCAGGCTCCTACGCCACGCCCAGCCGTGAGGCGCCGCTTTCGGCAGAGGCGACGGTCACGCAGGTCACCTGCGACTGGATCAACCTGCTCGCCAGTGACGGCAAGTCGGCGATCACAACCTCGGGCGGCAACACGGTCGGCTCGGGTGTCAACTGGCAGGGCAACGGCATCGAATCCACCGTGACGATGAGTGACGGCACGCAGTTCGTTCGCTACTGCTCGTCGGCCGGCGACAAGCTGCTGCGTTCTCCAACGGGCGGCGGCAAGAATGGTTCGACCTGGACCGTCATCAGCACGATCACTGGCACGATGGACTACACGATGCTGCTGCGTGATCCGACCTCGGACACGCTGCTGTACTTCGTGCCCATTGGCTCGTCGCGCAACTGGACGATGCGCTGCTTTGCCTACAACTCGGCCGGCACGCTGCTGTGCCAGTACGACCTCCCGCAGTACCTCGGCTTCCTCGACGGCATCAGCACGAACAGCTATTACCGTCCGGCCATCGGCGCGGATGGGCGCTTCGTGTTCCTGCAGCCGCTGCAATACTGGCCGGCCCAATCCCAGCAGCGCACCAGCACGCTGGGGCTCGCCACGTTGATCATCTGCGGTAAGTACGACGCTGTCGGCAACAGCTTCAGCTTCGACGAGCCGTATCGGCTCTATGACGACGAGCGTTGGGCGTATCACACCCCGTTTGTCGGCCTCAACGGCGATCCCGACTACGTCGGCTTCCTCTGCGGGCGGGATGTGCTCAACAGCGAGGACACCGACCCGGTGACCAAGCTGCCGGGCGGTGACACCGGGTTCTTCGATTTCGACCAGATCGGCTTTGGTTGGTACAACCGCCGCACGCGCCAAAGCTCCAATGGCATCAAGCGGATCACGCCGCGGCTTGGTTTCATGAACAGCCCGTGCTACGCCTACGTGAGCTGGTCGTCGGGCGGCACGAGCCTGACCCTCAACTCGATCATCAGCGGGTCGATCCGCTGGGGCCAGCAGGTGATCGTCGCCGACAACTCCGGCGCGAGCGTGGGAACGGCGTACCTGGGCAGTTCGTCGGGTGCGGTCGGCTCATCCATCCCGCTGGTGACGACGATGGGCGGATCGACTGCCATCGCAGCGCTCGGCGCATCTGCGAGCAATGTGCTCGTGAAACTGATCGAGCCGACCGGCACGGTGGCGACGCCACAGAAGCGATTCGCTTCGATGACGGTCAGCAATGACGGCTTCATCTACGCCGCCTACATCAACTCGCGGCATGCCGGCAGCGCCAGCAAGGCACTCACCGGAGGCAACCAGGCCAACTCGTTTCGCATCCTCAAGGTGTCGGCGATGGGGGAACTGATCTACGACGAGGAACTGTTCTCCGAGGGATCGACCAACGGCCAGAACTACCACACGACGTTCCAGTGCAACCTGACCAACGCGTTGTATCTCGTGCGCTCTGTTCCGGACAGCTCTGTCGGCTGCACGGAAGTCCATTTCCTGAAGATCTTCGAGAAGCAGTCCTGCTCGCTGGTCAACGTGTCCACCACGAGCAGCTCGAACATCATCACGGTGAACTCGGGTGCCAACGTCGGCGTGCCATACCTCGGCATGAAGATCGCCGGCTCTGGCATTCCGTTGGACAGCTACGTCATCAAGTGGGGCACCTACAACCCCACGGCCGGCACCGGAACGGTCTACCTCAACAACAATGCGACGGCGACGGCCTCAGGCGTCACGCTGAGGGGCTGGGCGCGTGTGTGCATGGAGGATCGCCTGACGACGAACTCCATCAACAACGTCTACGGCACCAATGGGTCGTACCAGCCGAACGCAGGGCAGACCGCGATCCCGCAAACACTGCCTGCCCGCTCGGCTGGGTTCATACCCTTCATCGCCGACAACCGTTCGGGCTCGAAGGAGACGACGAACACGGTGGACATGTTCATGTTCCGCAAGGAAAACGACTGGCCGACGAATTCGAGCCCCAACGGCTACCTCGAACGGCTTGAACACATCCACGTGAGGTTGCCGGGCTGACGGTACCCCTGCCGCAGCACGCGGCTCCCACACTGCCTCGCATGGGCGACTCAGACCCTACCGACCTGCAAGGACAAGAGCAGGCCCGAATCGAGCGCGAATCGCGCGACAAGCTGGGCCAGCGCCGCGAGGCCGAGGACCTGAAGTGGCTCATGTCGAGCGCAAGGGGGCGCCGCATTGTGTGGCGTCTGCTCGAACGAGCGGGGGTGTTCCAGTCCACGTTCAACGCCACGGCGATGGTCATGGCGTTCAACGAGGGCAGGCGCAATCAGGGCAACGTGCTCCTCACTGAGGTCATGACGCACTGCTCCGATCGGTTCCTCCTGATGCTGACGGAGCAACGAAAGCATGACGACGGAAACGCTGATGACGGACGGGGCGCAAGCCACTGACCCCGCTGCCGCATCCAGCACCGCGCCTCAGGGCGACGCCACGCAGACCTCTGCGGCTGGTGCCGACGCGAGCGCGCAAACCCAGCAGACGAGCACCACGTCGACGGACGCGAAGCCGGTCGACCAGCAGACCGCCAAACCCGACGAGCAGGCCAAGCCGGCCGGCGCGCCGGAGAAGTACGAGGCGTTCAAGCTGGCCGAGAACGCCCTGACCGCCGACGAGGTGGCCGCGGTCGAGAAGCTGGCCCGTGACCTGAACCTGCCGCAAGACGCCGCGCAGAAGCTCGCCGAGGTCCGCGCCGCGGACAAGGCGGCCGCTTCGCAGCAGATGCAGCAGCAGCTCAGCGATACGCGGGCGCAGTGGGTCGACACGGTGAAGACGGACAAGGAGATCGGCGGCGACAAGCTGGCTGAAAACCTGGCCATCGCGAAGAAGGGGCTGCAGTCCCTGGACCCGCAAGGAACCGTCACGAAGCTGCTGGAAGGGACCGGTTTCGGTGACCACCCGGAGGTGATCCGGCTGTTCTACCGCGCCGGCAAGCAAATCAGCGAAGACCGCTTCGTGCCGGCCACCGGTGCTGCCGCCCCCGGCGCCACCGATGCCGCCTCGAGGCTCTACCCGAATCAGCAATCGAACCAGCAACGAGGAGCCTGAGCAATGGCAACCCTTTCCACCACCGCGCTGACCCTGGCCGACTGGGCCAAGCGTCAGGATCCCGACGGCAAGGTCCCGGTGATCGCCGAACTGCTGTCGCAGAAAAACGAGTGCCTCGACGACATGCTGTTCGTCGAGGGCAACCTGCCCACCGGCCATCGCGTCGTGATCCGCACGGGTCTGCCGCAGGTCTACTGGCGCTCGATCAACCAGGGCGTGCCGCGCAGCAAGTCGACCACCGCGCAGGTGGACGAGGCGTGCGGCATGCTCGAAGCCTACGCCGCGGTCGACAAGGACCTGGCCTTGCTCAACGGCAACACGGCCGCCTTCCGCCTGAGCGAGGACACGGCGTTCCTGGAGTCGATGAGCCAGACGCAGGCCGGCACGCTGTTCTACGGCAACCCGGCCACCGACCCGCGCCAGTACCTGGGCCTGTCGGCGCGCTACGGCGCGATCAGCGGCGCGGGCAACGCGCAGAACATCCTCGACGCCGGCGGCACGGGCAGCTCGAACACCTCGGTGTGGCTGGTCGTGTGGGGCGACAACACCGTGTTCGGCACCTTCCCGAAGGGGTCGAAGGCCGGCCTCACGCACGAGGACGACGGCGAGCTGACGATCTACGACGCCAACGGCAACCCGTACAAGGCGTTCCAGACCCACTACCAGTGGAAGAACGGCCTGGTCGTCAAGGACTGGCGCTACGTCGTGCGCATCGCCAACCTCGACACGTCGGTGTTCGCCGGCCTGTCGGGCACGCAGGCGACCAGCGCGGTGGGCACCAACATCCTGCACACGATGACCCGCGCGCTGGATCGCATCCCGAACCTGAGCGGCGGCAAGGCGGCGTTCTACATGAACCGCTCCGTCTACTCGCTGCTGCGTCGGATCGCGATGGAGAAGTCGGTCGCCGCCTTGTCGCTGCAGACCGGTCTCAACCAGTTCGGCACCCCGGCCAGCTGGGCGTCGTTCGAAAGCGTGCCGTTGCGCCGCGTCGACCAGCTGCTGAACACCGAGTCCCGCGTGGTCTGAGCCTGAAGGAGAAAGCACCATGTACGCAGACGCTCTCCTGAGCCTTTCGTCGGCTCAGACCGTTACCGGCACCAATACCTCGGTGCTGTCCACCAACACGGTCGACCAGCTGGTCGCCACCGACATCGGCGAGGGCAACGACCTGCGCGGCCGGTTCGAGGTCGGCACCGCGTTCGCCGGCTTGACGTCGCTGGAGATGCAGATCATCGCCGCCGACGACGCCGCGCTGTCGAGCAACGTCACGGTGATCGGCACCACCGGCGCCATCGCCCTCGCGGCACTGGCGGCCGGCGCGCGCTTCACGTGCGACATCAACCCGCGCATCGGCTCGAAGGGCCAGCGCTACCTCGGTGCTCGCTATGTGATCGTCGGCACCGGCACCGCTGGCACGATCACCGGCGACATCGGCCTCGGCTACCAGGACGGCCAGAAGTTCTACCCGTCCGGCATCGCCGTGATCTGAAGGAGAACCGACCATGCCCCAGTACCGAGTGCTCAAGCGATCGTTCATCGACAACCATATCCGCGAGGAAGGCGACGTCGTCAGCTACGACGGCTACCCCAGCGAGAACCTGGAGCCGATGGACGACGAGGGCCGCGTCAAGCAGAAGGAGGGCCAGAAGGCCGCCAAGGTCGCGATGAACCAGCTGGTCAAGGACGTGCAGCCGCTCGGGCCTGCTGCCTTCGACCAGGACGCGTTCGCGAAGGCTGTGGCCAAGGCGATCACCGATGGTGTCGCGGCGGTGGCTGCTGGCCCGAAGGCCAAGGCCTCGCCGCAGCCCGACGACAACGGCGCGCTGACCTGACGAACGTCTCCTCCATCAAGGATGGTTCGGGCCGCCTCGCGCGGCCCTTTTTCCAGGGATAGGCGATGGCTTCGGAAGTCGACATCTGCAACGACGCACTGGCGATGCTGGGCGACGAGGCCACCGTCGCCACCATCGATCCGCCTGAGGGCAGCCCGCAGGCGGATCACTGCGCGCGCTTCTACCCCAAGGCGCGTGACGCGCTGCTCGAGATGCACCAGTGGGGTTTCGCGACCGCGCGCGTCGCGCTGGGGCTGCTCACCGCGACACCGCCGTCGACCTGGCAGTACGTGTACGCGGTCCCGTCGGACGCGCTGAACCTGATCGCGATCCTCGACCCGGCCGCGGGTGACGACCTGAGCGTCGACCTGGGCCCTTATGTCGTCACGAGCTCGCTGGACAACCCGCAGGAGGTGCCGGTCTCGGGCGGCCTCGGGCTGTACACGCCACAGCCCTTCGTCAACGAGACGCTCGCCGACGGCACGCAGGTGATCTACACGAACCAGGAGAACGCGGTCCTTCGCTACACGCGCTTGGTCAAGGACCCCACGCAGTTCTCGCCACTGTTCACCGAGGCCTTGACGGTGTCCCTGGCGTCGAAGCTGGCCGGCCCCGTCATCAAGGGCGCCGAGGGGCGTGCCGCCGCCGCCGAACTGCGCAAGGAGTTCATGGACGTCTGGCTGCCGCGCGCGATCGAGTCCGACGCCGGGCAGCGCCAGCTGAACTTGTCGCAGCAGGTCCCTTGGATCGCGGGGCGCTGATGCCGAACGTCCGCACCCTGGCGAAGTCGTTCACCGGCGGCGAGGTCACGCCGGAGTTCTGGGGCCGCATCGATGATGCGAAGTACCAGACGGGCCTGGCGACCTGCCTGAATTTCGAGGTGCTGCCGCACGGGCCGGTGCGCAACCGCGCCGGATTCCAGTACGTCAACGCGACCAAGTACAGCGGCGCCAAAAAGGCGCGGCTGATCCCGTTCACCTACAGCACCACGCAGACGATGGTGCTGGAGTTCGGCGACAAGTACATCCGCTTTCACACCCAGGGCGCGACGCTGCTCAGCGGGGGCGTGCCCTACGAGGTGACGACGCCGTACCTCGAGGCGGACCTGTTCGACCTGCATTACGTGCAGTCGGCCGACGTGGTGACGATCGTCCACCCCAGCTACCCGCCGATGGAGCTGAAGCGGCTGGGCGCGACGAACTGGACGCTGACAGCGATCAGCTTCGCCTCGTCGCTGAGCGCGCCCACCGGCCTGACCGCGACAGCACACACCGGCACCACGCCGGGCACGCCCTCGACCTGCAGCTACGTCGTGACCGCGCTGAGCGCCGACGGCCTGGACGAGTCGCTGGCGTCGTCGGCCGCCAGCTGCTCGAACAATCTGTTCGACACGGGCGCCTACAACTCGCTCAGCTGGACGGCGGTCGCCGGTGCCGCTTCGTACCGCGTCTATCGCCAGAGCAACGGCCTGTACGGTTACGTCGGGCAGACGACGACCAACAGCATGACCGACCAGGGTGGCGGCAATGTGGTCACGCCCGACATCAGCACCACCCCGCCGACCGTCGACAACGCCTTCCCCGGTGCGGATGACTACCCGGCCGCGGTGAGCTACTACGAGCAGCGACGCTGCTTCGCGGGCACCAACAACAACCCGTCGACGGTCTGGATGACCAAGAGCGGCACCGAGTCCAACATGGACTATTCGTTGCCGACCCGCGACGACGACCGCATCAAGTTCAAGGTGGTGGCGCGCGAGGCCAACACGATTCGCCACATGGTCCCGCTGCAGCAGCTGCTGATGCTGACCAGTTCGGCCGAGTGGCGCGTGACCAGCATCAACAGCGATGCGCTGACCCCCGTGTCGATCAGCGTGAAGCCGCAGAGCTTCGTCGGCGCGAACAACGTCCAGCCGGTGATCGTCAACAACAACCTGCTCTACGCCGCGGCGCGTGGCGGCCACATGCGCGAGATGGCGTACTCGTGGCAGGCCAACGGCTACGTGACCGGCGATCTGAGCCTGCGCGCGACGCACCTGTTCGACGGCCTCGACATCGTTGACATGGCGTTCACGAAGGCGCCGTACCAGATGGTCTGGGCGGTCAGCTCGAGCGGCAAGCTGCTGGGGCTGACATACGTCCCTGAACAGGGCGTCGGTGCCTGGCACCAGCACCAGACCGCTGGCAGCTTCGAGTCGGTGTGCGCGGTCGGCGAGGGCGATGAGGACACGCTGTACGCCATCGTCAATCGCACCGTGAACGGCCAGTCGGTGCGCTACGTCGAGTTCAAGCGCTCGCGGCTGTGGAGCACGCTTGCCGATTCTTTCGTCGTCGACGCGGGTCTGAGCTACAGCGGGACGGCGACCACGACGTTCTCCGGGCTGGATCACCTCGAAGGCTGCACCGTGAGCATCCTCGCCGACGGCGCGGTGATGCCGCAGGCGAAGGTGGTCGGCGGCAGCGTGTCGATTGCTCAGCCGGCCAGCGAAGTGCACATCGGCCTGCCGATCACAGCGCAGTTGCAGACGCTGCCGCTGGCGTTCGAGATGCCTGCGTTCGGACAGGGCCGGCCGAAGAACGTCAACCGGGTCTGGCTGCGGGTGTACCAGTCGAGCGGCGTGTTCGCGGGCCCGAGCTTCGACAAGCTGACCGAGTTCAAGCAGCGGACGACCGAGCCCTACGGCACGCCGCCGGCGATGAAGACCGACGAGATCAGCATCGCCGTCTCCCCCTCGTGGGGCGACAACGGCGCGATCTGCATCGAGCAGTCGGACCCGCTGCCGCTGACGATCCTGAACATGAGCCTCGAAGTGTCGATCGGAGGGTGAGATGGACGAGACCAGTTACCTGTGGGGCGGCGGCTCTTCCAGCGTGATGGCCAGCTACAACGCCGGGACGCTCAACACGGCGAGCACCACAGCGGCAGGCATGTCCGGGCTGCAGGGCTTCTCCGGCGCAATGGCCGTCGGCGGCGCGATCTCGTCGGCGGTCGGCGCGTACTTCAGCCTGCAGGGCCAGAAGTCGCTGCTGCACGCGCAGGCCGACATCGACGAGATCAACGCCCGCATCGCCGAAGCGTCCGCCCGTTCCGCGTTGAGCGCCGGCCAGCGGCAGGTGCAATCGATCCAGCTGCAGACCGCGCAGATCGGCAGCGCGCAGAAGGCCGCCCAGGCCGCCAACGGCATCGACCTGGGCACCGGAAGCGCGGCCGAGGTGCGCGCCAGCAGCAGCGTCATGGGGCAGTTCGACGAGGCGACCGCGGCCGCCAACGCGGTGCGAGCCGCGTGGGGCTACCGCACCCAGGAAACCAGCTACCAGAACGAGGCGGTGTTCAAGCGCGCCGGCGCCGACGCAATCAGCCCGACGATCGGCGCCGCGGCGTCGCTGCTCGGCGGCGCGGGCCGCGTGGCGTCGAACTGGTACATGATGAACCGCGGCGTCGGTCTCTACAACATGCCTTCCAACGGCTGAGGTCCGCATGCCGACCGTACCCACCTACGACACCCCGCGCGTGCAGCAGAGCACGCTGCCGGACGCTCGCATTGCCGAGCCGAGCGTCAGCCCGGAAGACATCGCCGGCAAGCAGATGGAGGGCATGGGCCAGGCGATGGAGTCGACCGGCCAGCGCCTCGGGTCGATCGCCGCCGACGTCCAGAATCAGGCCAACCTGGTGCGCGTCACCGACGCGATGAACCAGGCGCGCCAGGCGGCGCTGAACCTGACGTACGACCCGCAGACCGGCTACACGAACCTGAAGGGTGCGAACGCGCTGGACCGGCCGCAAGGCATGACGCTGCAGCAAGAGTACGGGCAGAAGCTCGACCAGCAACTGTCGCAGATCGGCGGCGCGCTGGGCAACGACCGCCAGCGCATGATGTTCCAGGAACAGGCGGCCGCGCTGCGCACGAGCTTCGCTGGCGACGTCCAGCGCCACGAGCTCGGCGAGTACCAGCAATACGCGCTGAACACGCAGGACGGCGCGATCAAGCTGGAGACGAACAACGCCAAGCTGAACTGGAGCAACCCCGACGCGATCGGCCAATCGCTGGACCGCGTGCGCGCGAGCGTCTACCAGCTAGGTCAGCTGCGCGGCGACCCAGCGGACCTGACGCAGGCCAACATGCAGAGCCTCGTGTCGAACGTGCACCGCGAGGTGATTCAGGCGGCGCTGGAGAACGGCAACCCGACCTACGCGCTGAGCTACCTGGGGCAGAACAAAGGCCAGATGACGGCCGACGACATCTTGCGCACGCAGGGTCTCGTCAACCAGGCGACGTGGCAGCAGGTAAGCACCGGCGCTGTGCAGCACGCGACGGCGGCACTGGCGCAGCAGATGGCGCCCAGCGACTTCGATCGCATGGTGCAGATCACCGCGCAGAGCGAGAGCGGCGGCCGTGACTTCAACGCGGACGGGACGCCGGTGACCAGCGCGGCCGGTGCCAAGGGCAGCATGCAGGTGCTCGACGGCACCAATCTGAACCCCGGGTTCGGC